TTAGAATATCACGCGTGCTTTGAGGCAGCCAGCCACACAAACATTAGGCGCCGTAGATTCGACCTCCACCAAGCTGGCAGAGGTAATTAACTGCAGCGCCCTACCCACCCCAAGCTTAATGTTGACCGCGAGGTCAATGTCAGCGTTGTAGATGGTTTCATCCTGCTTACCCGCAATGTTAGTACACGACAGGTAAAAGGCGCGGGTATACACCCACTCAGGAATACCAGCATCTCCATCACCGCCCACATCAAGAGGGTCCGCAGCTGAATAGCCAAACCCAGGGACATTGCGGGATTTAAGAATCCCGATTCCCACCAATGCGATAGCACTTTCAGCGGTACCGCGGACACAAACTTGTCCCCTGATCCTATCAATGAGCATCTCCGCTACGGAGGGAGGCTCGTTAGGCTTCTCAGGATCTGATTCAGGTATCTCCCATAGCACCTGTACGAAGGTACTAGTCGGAGTGATACTATTCTCAACGGCATAGAACTCTTGTGGGACCCAACGAAACTGATGTCCTGAAGCGCGTGACATAATGGAATCCTCGGAGGTTAGGCTACATGCGCAATCTTCGCACGAATGAACGGGGTATACGAAACGTTCCCCGCGGATGTCGAATCGACGGAAAGAGTGACATGCAACGCCTGACCAACCCCTATACGAATGGGGAATGGCAACATCACACGGAGCTGGATGCTCACAGGAGCTGTGTCCGCAGCAACGAGCGGTGACGAAAAGGCATGCGCCACCACATGGAGCAGATCAGCATCATCTGCGTCATTGGCATTACAGGGGTCCTGTACCTCCCACTCAGTCGCTTGAGCAACGTAGTCACTAACATACGCAGCCGCCCCGACTAAGTAGCGACCAGCGGCGCTGACAGAAGTAATATCGATGGTTGCATCCAGTCCAACGATATCACACTCCCCAATACTAGGGGGAGCGTTGGCAGCGGTAGCCGCTTCTGGGATGACCACAGCCTGAAATGAGATAGTTGTACCTGCATTCAAGGTCTGTGAAGCGCCACCCCAATTAACAGTACTCTCAGCGGTTCCGGACGCATTCGCGCCGGAGGATGTAACAATCCAAGCGGAGGGGGTCTTTCTTGGCGCACCCCTACGACCGCTTCCGCCTCTACGATTCCTTCTACGCCCAGCCATTTAAATCCTCCGAATCGAGTGGGTTTGGTAATCATTGACAATACCGCCAGATGATCCCGCCTTGGGACTCGAAAAACCCATGGCACTGGAGACACATTCACTATCAACGACGCCACCTTCATCGCCCCAAGAACCATCCACGCCTACATTCTCACCAAAGTCATCCAGATTATATTTCTGGTTATTTTGGTGTGAACGATCAACGAAGACCTGATTGAAGCCATTGATGGACTGATCCAGCATGATTGTCTCCCTTTCTTGTAGGATTAATCTAACACGTCCAGGATGGATTAACTCCAGAGCATCCTCAGCTCCCCAAATGTCATTGCGCACTGCCCAGTCGATTATTCCGGTAGTGTGCGTTCGCAACGGCAACCCAGAGAAGACGCGTTGCCCCGCAAGATGGGCATGCCACTGGAGGTTAGTTGACTGACCTGGCTGACCTACTGAATAATCAATAGGTGCACCCGCCCACGGAGTTTCATAAGTAAATCCAAAGCCGAGTGGAAACTGACCAGATATGGGGGCCAAGATCGATTGTTCGAGACCCCCGATGAGACCGTACACTGCTAAAGCTTTAGCTGACTTGGGTATAAAGAACCCTGGTACGGCAGCCCATGGGGTTATTAGTAAACCCATCAACGCCTCCAACTTTGATAGTGTCATCGTACACTAGAGGGGTAACGTATATAGAGTGTTACAGTGAGGACACGTAACCTCTCCACGCAGTTGCCGAGATAACGCCAAACCATTACAGTTTGGGCACTGGGAAAGCGTCTCGTCACGCATCTGACGAGATACTGTACCTGCACTAGATAAAGATGCGACGAACATCCAGTACATGATACCGAACGCCAACGCTAAACCTAGCACAGATAAAACCACGGTCCATATCACGTTACTCATAATGCACCACACAAGGGATAGCTCACGTTTTACGACGCATTTGTCTCTGACATTCACGTACGACGGGACTTCGATACAAATCACATAATCGCGTCTTGTGATCGTCGAACCCTCCCATCACCGCATAAGCCTGGGACAGGAGCTCTCGATCGTTATTAGCGATCAAAAAGAGCGCCTCTGGCAATACGCGATCTTCCTCCAGCAGCCACCCGCAGGCTTCACTAAACCTCGGATGTGATGAGGCGTTATCTAACTGCTGTAACCAACGCACGGAGTCCATCAGCGGGCTCCAATCGTTGCGACGTCCCTTCTCGTAACTCATCATTCCGTTCAGGACGCGCATCAATGGCCGTACACCTACATACCGCCCCTCAACTTCGTACGATGTCGAGTGTATGTTTTGCAAGAACATCACCTTGTCGTACTCAACGAGCGTCTTTGTAGGGGATAGTCGCATTCCTAAATCCTGAAGTAGTACACCGCAAAGGTCCTCCTTGGTGACGCCCTGAAAGCGCGCCAGTGCATCATCACCTTGGACGGTGATGTGACAGACCCTCCCACGCAGCTTAGCAGCCGCGTAATTCAATGCCCAAATGTTGCAGTGACTACCTACCATGTTCGTAAGCTTCGAACCTGATGGAATCCCACCCGTTCGGTCCAGGTGGATGTCGAGCTCCTTACGCTTAGTAGCGCTTGGCACGATAATTCCCGTCCGCTTAAAGGCTTCTTGGCAATACCTAATCAGCGGAGTGTCTGCTTCTTGGAACCATTCCGTGTAGATACCGAAGATACGGTCAATGACCTCCTCGGGTACACTAGCGTCGTACGCCTCAAAATCGATGGAGAAGTTCGGCCCCCCCACCTGAGATTTCATAATCCGCGTGACCGTGTAATCGACCGCTTCGCGTGAAACCCACGCGCAAAATTCCTCGCGGCCAATCATTTCATCATATAGCTCGTTAAAAATCATACCAGCTATATCGTTATCGATCCGGGACATAGCGTACACAATGCGATATTTCGCATGAACAGCGGGACCCCGTGGAACGCTGCGAACCGCGACAAAAGCCGGGTTATCGCCAGCTAAGTGGAGGGGATATCCGTCAGCGATAATCTCCTCCTCGGCATTAAGATACTCCAGGGGTGTGATAGCTGCAGTCATCATCCAAGGCAAACCACATGAGGAACGCTTCTTTCCGGAGGCGATTACTGAATAGATCGACCTAGATCTCAATCGCCCCTTTCCCATAACCAGACTCCGCACAGCCTGATCGGCGGCAAGCGCGGCTCTCTTGCACTCGGGATCACCGAGTACACTGCGCTTGCGGGGAGTGAAGTATTTACGGACTTGGTCATCCATACTAAGTTGTCCCGGGTCACTTCGAAAGTAACCCGGCAACATAGATGCCGTACCGTGTTTCTCCCCTTGTAAAACTTCATCGCCTAACAACCAGGGATCGAGCTGATCCAGACCACAACGCGTCCACATCCGCCGTCTTACAACTGAGCGGCCGTCATCGCGGCTCATATTCAGACGGGTTAGGAATGGAGAACCATGGTCCGCCGTACACCCTGTCACGAGACCAGTGCAGGTGCACGCCAGAGTAGCGTAAGCACCTGCACTAAGCGGGTTACGCATAGCGCAACCTCCAACAAAGACATGTTGCCCCAGATGGAAGTTTATTTCCAAATGTACATAGGCACATGTGACGGAGCCACCACATCTGCTATCGC